TCTCCTCAAAAATTCCCCGGGGGTTGATATTTTAGATACTTTTTAAAGGGGCCTGGGCGTATTCCAGCGCTTTTTAGCGTATTTTCCTCCTGGTCCTCCTTTCTTCCGTGTTATTTGGTCTTGCCAGCCACTCCTTTCAAGAGTTACCTCCTTTCTTTTTCTCACTCTCTCCCGCCCAGGCTTCTTTAAAAGGTATCTAAAGTTGCACATAAGTGCATATTTTCTAAATTTGACAAGGAGTGAAATGGGCTATGGCTCGCCAAAAGGTGCTTGGAAGTTCTTCAAAAGGCAAAAAGTTTCCTCCGGCGACTTCCCCGGAGGCAAGAGAAAAACAACTTATAGGTCTTGCGTATGACCTTGCAGAAGAACGGATGCGAAATGGATCTGCTACTTCTCAGGAGATTGTTCATTTTTTACGTCTCGGTTCTATGAAGGAGAGAAAAGAGCTTGAGATGATAGAAAAGAAGAACGAATTGATGACCGCCAAGACAGAAGCTTTACAATCTGCGAAGAAAATTGAAGAGCTGTACGCGAATGCCATCAGCGCATTCAAAGAGTATCGCGGAGTGTCTGAGGATGAAGATTATGAAGAGGACTTATACTGAATTAGTTTCTATTCCTTCATTTGAGGAACGTTTCGAATACGCAAAAATCGGCGGAACAATTGGCGCTGAGACATTTGGGTATGACCGGTATTTAAACCAACTTTTTTACAGAAGCCCAGAATGGCGAAAATTTAGGCAGACGATTATCGCGAGAGATTTGGCTTGCGATTTGGCTTTTCCGGAGTTTGAAATTGCTGGGTCATTTGTTGTTGTGCATCATTTGAATCCTATAACGATTGAGGACCTAGCAAATAGAAGCCCGAATCTTTTTGATCCAGATAACGCGGTTTGTGTATCAGAGCTTACTCATAAGGCAATTCATTACGGCGATTTGTCTTTGCTCCCGATAAGAAAGCCGGTAGAACGTACGCCGAATGATACTTGCCCATGGAGGTGATCTATATGGACAACATACTTACATCAATTAAGAAAATGCTTGGGATTGATGATAGCTACAAGCATTTCGACAATGAACTTCTTGTATTTATTAACTCGGTTTTCGGAATTTTGTTTCAGTTGGGCGTTGGCAAAACTACATCGCCGTTTATCTGCGATGATACCTCTACTTGGGACGAAGTCATAGATGATGATCAGACAGAAACTGTAAAGAGTTATATTTTCATGAAGGTCAAACTTTTATTTGATCCGCCTTCTAGTTCTTTCGTTTTAAATTCTTATGAGCGATTAATCTCCGAGTTCGAATGGCGTTGCAATGTGGATGCCGAAACTCCGTAGGAAGGAGAGTATAGATAATTGGCTATAGACAATAAGAAGAAATACTCGCTAAAGATGAAGAAGGACTGCGTATTGGCATCGAGATCTGGAGTCAGTACTAGAGAGATTTATGACAATATTTTTAATCCTGAGTATCCGGGTTTAAGTTATGAATCCTTTAAGCGCAGATTAATTTCTTGGAAAAAGATGCAGTTCGCAGACGACGATACTCTTTGCGCCGGAACATATGAAGGCTTTCAGGCGCACAATGCCACCGTCCAGGTGAACAATCGAGGAGAGATTGTACAGGCTTGGATAAAGCAAGCGGCCGACGAACATCAATGGGAAGAACTTCTCGCCATGATTAAAGAGAATTCCGACCCGGTTCGCATAGAGCCTTGCGTGGACTTTGATACTGGAAGCATGTTAGAAATTCCTTTGTATGACCTGCATCTTCCGCTTTCCAATCACACAAGAGCTATTGAAAGACTCTTAAGCATCATCATTTCTAAAAAATGGGATGAAGTTAACATTATTATTGGCCAGGATCTATTCCACAACGACGATATGCGAGGAAGAACCTCTTCCGGCCGGCCTATAGAAAAAGTTGATATGGCTAAAGCATGGGATATGGCAAAACAGATTTACTATAGTTTAGTCGATTCTTCTTTATCCCACGCCAAAGTCGTTAACATTATTTATAGCTTTGGCAACCATGATGAGAGTCTTTCCTGGGCATTTGTTCAAATGCTTAAAGATCACTATCCGCAGGTTAATGTTGATGATCGTATGAAACAGCGCAAATGCATTTATTGGAATAATTGTTTCATTGGCATTACGCATGGTTCCAACATGAAGAGCGCGCCAAAAGATTTTCGCGGACAGTTTACAATCGAGTTCCCAAGGGAGTTTGCGGATTCTACAACTCGCGAAATTCATGCGGGGCATCTGCACCATGAGGAAGAATCTGATCTGTATGGTGTAATGATTCGCCGGCTGTCCAGAGGTGGAATCACAGATGAATGGAGCGACGAAGAAGGCTTTGTAGGAGCGCATAAACGTTTTATGGTTTTCGAATGGCGATCTGGAGAATTAAGCGATATTCATTACATTTAATTCAAAATGAGTTTTGTGTACTATAATCCCAATCCCGATGGTCGTTTGGTTGGAGATTGCACAGTTCGTGCTATTTGTCGGTTAACAGATCAAGAATGGGACCCGGTTTACGTCGGAATAGCATTCGAGGGGTTCATTTGGAAAGATATGCCCTCTGGTAATAATACCTGGGGTTCATATCTGTACCGAAAAGGCTATATAAGAAAGTTTGCTCCTTATGGGCATACGGTAAAAGATTTTTGTCGAGAGCATCCAAAGGGGCGTTATTTATTGGTTCTAGATAACCATGTAGTCACAGCCGTTGACGGCGATTATTACGACATATGGGATTCTGGAAATGAATTACTGATTTATTACTGGACCAAGGAGGAGTAAAAGTGGCAACTTTTGGGACAGGGACTAACCCGTATATTGTCGCTAATGGCTCACAGACTGCTGTGCCTACGCCGACAATAAATCCTCAGCAGAATTTACCTAAGTGCAACATGTATTGGGTAGATGGCGAAGATGAAGTTCTTAGCTTTCCTACGACGCCAAACGAACAGACATATTATGCTTCTAGAACGGAGCCTATTATGTACGTGAGAGAAACAGATGCTAATGGAAAGATCAAGAATCCATTAAAGATTCTTCGATATTCTGTCGAAGAAAAGCCTTTCGGACCAGAGGCTAATTTCGTGACAAAAGAAGAGCATCGACAGCTTTATGATCTTGTTGAAAAGCTTGGAAAGTCTATTTCTGATATGGACGCCAAGCTTGAAAAGTTTTTGAATTAAGGGGCATCGTAAATGAATCCACTGTATAACTCTTTTCAGAAACAGAATCAGTTTCAGAAAATCCCCGGGATACCAGACGATCCAATGATCCAAAATGCTGCGGCTATGCTTCTTAATCAACTCTCGAGTCTTGGCATGACCCCTGAGCAAAAAGTGAGAGAGCTTATTCAAAACGGCCAGATGTCTCAGCAGCAGTTTGAAGCGCTTGGGCAACAGGCCAATCGTCTTTTAGGAAGAAAGGATTAAATATTGTTATACAACCTTGGCCAAGGATTAGTATAAAAACTTTTTTCTAAAGGAGACAGCATATGTCTTTTAGCGAAGGAAATGGCAGCATGTCTGCTGCTGACATGGCCGCAGTTCTCGGTAATAACCGGGGCGGCAACGGATTTTTCGGTGGCGATGGAGCATGGTGGCTGGTAGTTCTCCTGCTCTTTGCCAACAATGGTTGGGGCGGCGGCTTCAACGGCGGTAATGGCTTTATGCCTTGGGCTATGGGCTATAACGACGTTCAGCGCGGTTTTGATCAGAATGCTGTTATGAACGGTATCACCGGGATTAACAACGGTATTAATGGTCTTGCGATGAGCATGCAGAATTGCTGCTGCGAGAATCGTCTGGCCACTGCTGATTTAAAGTATACTGTGGCCACTGAGGCTTGTGCCGATCGTGCTACTGTTACTGATGGCGTTCGTGATCTTCTGGCTTCTGGCGTGGCGAATACTCAGGCTCTTATCAATTCCACCAATAGCGGCTTCAAGTCTATTATGGACAAGATTTGCCAGCTCGAACTGGACGCTAAGAACCAGCGCATCGCAGAGCTTGAGTCTCGTCTCAACGAGGCTAACCGCAGAGCTTCTCAGAATGAGCAGACTGCCACGATCCTGGCTTCTCAGGAGCGTCAGACTGCGGCGTTGGAACAGTATTTATCTCCGACCGCTAGGCCGGCGTATATTGTTCCCAATCCTAATTGCTGCCCTCAGAATTTCGGTTGCGGCTGCGGTTCCTAAGGGGGTGACGTGATGGCCGAATGGACCAGCGTTGCCCAGCAGACGGTTAACCCTGGCGAGTCCATCGTCTTCACCGAAAACCCGGTGCCTTGTACGCTTGGGCTCATTCTGCATAGAGATGACAGTGGCGCGTTTCTTGCCAAGGGTATCTCTTACGAGGATCAGATTCTCGGGCGCGGATATAATCGTGGCTGTAATTGCGGCCGCGCGTCTCAGGTCGTCAATTATGACGTTGCCTTTGGGGCGAATATTGCAATTCCCACCGGCGAAACGGTTCAGCCGATTTCGGTTGCTATCGCCGTCGATGGGGCTACTATTGCTGGTACTACCATGGAGGAAACCCCGGCCGCTGTCGAGGAATTCGCTAATGTTAGTCGCGTAACCAACATTCCTATCTGGAAGGGTTGCTGCCAGACTATTACTGTGCGTAATACCAGTCCCATTCCGATTTTGGTTGAGAATGCCAACATTCGGATTCGTCAGTGAAGGAGGTTGGATTCAAAATGGATGCTGAAGCTTTAAGGAAGATTAAACAGCTTACCGAGAAGAATATTCAGGACCTTGCCAAGAAATCTGATCTTTCTGGCGCTGACACGAAGTGTGCTCTCGATGGCTTTAAGTTAATTGAACAAATTGACATGCAGCTTGATGGGGGTATGGAAATGGGTGAGAACGGATATTCTCAGTATTCCGGTCATTATATGGAACCGATGCCCACCCCTCGCCAGTATTCGATTACGTCTTATAGACCTTCTCGTGCTCCCATGAGCCGTAGAAGTTCTATGGCGCCTGGATATTACGACGATGGAAGAAGTTCCAATAATGGTATGGGCTATAGCCGGCACAGCATCGGCGATCGAGTTATCTCCTGCATGGAGCAGCTGATGGACGATGCTTCCTCCGATTATGAACGGCAGCAGCTTCACCGGTTTATGGAAATGATTCGTTCCGCCGAGTAAATAATGGGGGAGGAGAGTCTTCAAATGAGGCTCTCCTCTTTCCGCGAAGGGTGTGAACAAACCATGTATGAATTATACCTGGCCCATCATGGAATTCTCGGCCAGAGATGGGGCGTTCGTAGATTCCAGAATAAAGATGGGTCTCTGACTGATGCCGGCGAGAAACGGTATTTCGGGCGAGCAAGGCATACGCCATCTTCCGCCAGAAAGCAAGCAAAGCGGCAGGCGGCCGAGCTTGAAAAAGCAAGAAAAGCCGAAGCTGAGAAGAAAGCTTTTGAAGAAGCCAAACAGAAAGCATTAACCAGCGGCAATGCCACCGATGTATTAAAGTTTCAGGGGCATTTAACAAATAAAGAACTGCAGGATGCTTATAATCGCATTAATTCCGAGAGACTTTTGAAGGACATCTCCGCCAAAGAAACAGCCAAAGGAAAATCCATTGTCGATAGAGTTATTGACACCACTGATAGATGGCGTGAACGAGGTGAAAAAGTATCCAGGATATGGAATTTTGCTGCTAAAATTCATAATTCTTTAGTTGACGAAGATGATGCGTGGCAAATAATTGGAGAAAAATCTGTCGCAGAAGCACGAAAAGAAAGAGCAAAACAAAAAGCCAAAGAGCAGGCAGAAGAAAAACGATCCATCGCTGTCGCTAATTTTGTAAAGAAGCACGGGTCTTATGATCAACTTTTAAAATCTGGAGAGTATATTCCGCTTGAAAATTTTGAGACTTCTCTTCAGAGATTCGCAACGCCAAAGAACTTATCTAGACAGTCGAAAACTGAAAAAGCAAATATATTTAAAACAGCAATTAGTAAAGGCTGGATAAATGTAGAGGTTGCTTCCAAGTTTATAAACAACGAATATACAACTCCAGAAATGGCGAAGCAGTATGTTGAGAATTTGAGAAAAGAGAAGGAGAAAGCAAGTAAATAATTCAAAATGAGTTTATCAAATACTGCCGTCCCAAGGTATTATGGTGAATTTCGAGAGCAGGTAATTCGAGGAGAAATACCAGTTTGCCGTGAAATCTCAATGGAGATGAATCGCATAGATGAGCTTATCGATAACCCCGCGTTTTATTACGATGATAATGCCGTTGAAGGATATGTGCGGTATTGCGAGAATGAGCTCACTTTGACTGACGGTTCCGATTTAAAGCTTCTCGATTCTTTTAAACTTTGGGCCGAAGAAGTTTTTGGTTGGTATTACTATGTTGAGCGGTCTATATATGTTCCGAGTCCTGACAATCATGGCGGGAAATATGTTACCAAGCGAATAAAGAAGCGCTTGGTAAATAAACAGTACCTTATAGTTACAAGAGGCGCTGCTAAGTCCATGTATGCCAGCACGATTCAGAGTTTCTTTCTAAATATTGATCCATCTACTACGCATCAAATAACCACGGCACCCACAATGAAGCAAGCCGAAGAGGTTTTGTCTCCGATTCGAACGTCTATTACAAGAGCTAGAGGCCCGTTGTTTAAATTTTTAACCGAAGGCTCTTTGCAGAATACAACCGGATCGAAGGCCAATAGAATGAAGCTTGCTTCTACTAAGAAAGGCATCGAAAACTTCTTAACTGGATCGCTACTCGAGATCCGTCCGATGAGCATCGACAAGCTTCAAGGACTTCGGTGCAAAGTCGCGACAATCGATGAATGGCTTTCTGGCGACATACGCGAAGATGTTATCGGCGCAATCGAGCAAGGTGCTTCGAAGCTTGATGACTATTTGATTATAGCCTGTAGTTCTGAAGGCACTGTTCGAAATAGCGCTGGCGATACGATCAAAATGGAGTTAATGGAAATCTTAAGAGGAGAATACATTAACCCGCACGTATCTATTTGGTATTACAAGCTTGATGATATTCAGGAAGTAGCAGACCCATCAACATGGCTTAAAGCCAATCCTAACTTAGGAAAAACTGTAACCTACGAAACCTATCAGCTCGATGTAGAACGAGCCGAAAAAGCTCCAGCAGCAAGAAATGATATTTTAGCAAAGCGGTTTAATCTCCCCATGGAAGGCTATACGTACTTCTTTACATATGAGGAGACTCTTCCGCATCGAAGAAGAGACTTCTGGTCGATGCCATGCGCATTAGGTGCGGACCTTTCGCAAGGAGACGACTTCTGCGCTTTTACTTTTTTATTTCCGTTGCGAGGAGACAAATTTGGGGTTAAAGTTCGAAGTTATATTTCATCTATAACATTAGCCAAGCTTCCTCCGGCCATGCGAGTAAAGTATGACGAATTTATACAAGAAGGTAGCTTGATCGTATTAGATTGCACGGTTCTGGATATGATGGCTGTGTATGAAGATCTTGATCAGTACATTGCAGATACTGGTTATGATGTTAGATGCTTTGGGTTTGACCCTTATAATGCTAGAGAGTTTGTTGAACGGTGGGAAACTGAGAATGGGCCATTTGGGTTAGAGAAAGTCCCTCAAGGTGCCAAAACCGAATCGGTTCCTCTTGGCGAGATTAAGATCTATGCTGAACAACGAGCTCTTATATTTGATCAAAGCTTGATGACATTTACCATGGGTAACTGCATTACACTAGAAGATACTAATGGTAATAGGAAACTTCTTAAAAAACGTCGTCAGGAAAAGATCGATAATGTGGCCGCATTATTAGATGCTTATGTGGCCTATAAAGCAAACAGAGATGCATTTGAATAAACCAGGAGGTCATTTATGCCCTCAATAAGTGAACGGCTCCAGCATGCCTGGAACGCTTTTAATAATAAAGATCCCACCACAGTTGGAACCACTTTCTACTATGGAGGGAATTCTTACAATCCTGCTCAGAGAAAGATGTCTTTTCGAAATGAGCGTTCGATTATTAATGCGATCATTAATCGAATTGCCGCGGATGTAGCTGCTGTGGATTTTAAGCATGTTCGTTTAGATCAAAATGGCAGATATATAGAGACTATCGAGTCTGGCTTAAACAATTGCCTTTCTGTTGAGGCCAATGCGGACCAGACGGGAAGAGCATTTATGCAGGATTGTGTTACGTCTATGCTGGACGAAGGTGTTGTGGCGCTTGTTCCAATAGACACAACCATTAATCCTAATGTATCTGGGTCCTATGACATTGCAAGCATGCGAGTTGGTAAAGTTGTAGCTTGGATGCCAAAGCATGTCAGGGTGTCTGTGTACAATGAGGCTGATGGAAAACAACATGAGATTACCCTTCCGAAGAAGATGGTATCCATAGTTGAAAACCCGTTTTATTCCGTTATGAATGAACCCAACTCGACTCTGCAAAGACTTATTCGAAAATTGAATATGCTTGACGCGGTTGACGAGCAGAGTTCTTCTGGGAAGTTGGATCTTATTATCCAGCTTCCTTATGTTATTAAGACCGAGGCGCGGGCTAAGCAGGCTGAGATACGACGCAAGCAAATTGAAGCGCAGCTTGCCGGTTCTAAGTATGGCATTGCTTATACCGACGGAACCGAAAAGATCACGCAGTTAAATCGTCCTGTAGAAAACAATCTGATGGAGCAAGTGAAATACTTGACCGAGACATTAATGAGCCAGTTGGGTATCACGAACGAAATCCTGAACGGGACTGCAGACGAGAAAACTATGTTGAACTACAACAACCGCGTTGTGGCCGCGATTTGCACTGCTTTTTCCGAAGAGATGCGGCGTAAGTTTTTGACGAAAACCGCCCGAACTCAAAAGCAGTCAATCATGTTTTTCCAAGATCCTTTTAAGTTAGTCCCGATTTCTGCAATTGCGGATATCGCAGACAAATTCACTAGAAACGAAATTCTCTCCTCCAATGAAGTCCGAGGCTTAGTTGGTTTTAAGCCTGTTGCTGATCCTCGTGCAGACGAACTTAGGAATAAGAATCTGAATCAAAGCAATGAGGGTTTGGATCCGGTTCAAGTTGGAGAAGAAGTTGTAGAGGAGACAAATCAAAATGGGACAGAAGTTTGATTTTAGTGGTTGGGCCACTAAGAATAACCTTAGATGCTCCGACGGTCGTACGATTCGTAAGGATGCTTTTAAGGAAAACGATGGTCAGACCGTCCCCCTTGTGTGGCAGCATCAGCATGATGAGCCGAATAATGTTCTTGGTCATGCTCTTTTAGAGAATCGTGACGAAGGTGTTTACGCTTATTGCTCCTTTAATGATACTGACGCCGGCCAGCATGCCAAGGCGCTTGTCGAACACGGTGATATTACTGCGCTTTCGATCTACGCCAATCGGCTGCAGCAGAGAGGCGGCGACGTATTGCATGGCGCCATTAAGGAGGTTAGTCTGGTTCTTGCCGGTGCTAATCCCGGAGCTCTTATTGATTTCCCGATTCTCGCCCATAGCGATGGCGAAATTGAAGAGATTAATGACGAGGCCACTATTTATACTGGGGAGCCTATTGAATTAAGTCATGCAGACAAAGAAGCCAAGGAGGACGAAAAAGTGGCAACCGAAAATGATGAAAAGACCCTTAAAGATGTATTCGATACTCTGACCGAAGAGCAGAAGACTGCTGTTTATGCGATTATCGGCCTGACCGTTGGCGATACCGATAAAGAAGAGGCCGACGATGAGGCCAAACATTCCGATAACGAAGGAGATAATGTTATGAAGCACAATGTTTTTGACGCCAGCACCGCATCCACTGGTTCTGTCCTGGCGCATTCCGACGAGGAGCAGATTATTGCTGCCGCCAAGAAGAATGGCAGCTTCCGTCGCTCTTTCGAGGAATATATGGAGGCCAACGATCTTCAGCATGATGATCCCGTTGAGCCCACTTACGCTACCGTGAGCGGTTTCACTTCCTACCCCAGCGGTGCTACTCCCGCCGGTGTGGACACCCTTTTCCCCGAGTGGCATGATGTTCGTGGCGGCGCTCCCGAACTCATTACCGACGATCTTGGCTGGGTTGACGTGATCCTGCGCAAGGTTCACAAGAGCCCCTTTAGCCGTATTCGTACCAGCCAGGTTGATATTCGTCATCTGAACGATCTGCGCGCTCGTGGTTACAAGAAGGGCACCCAGAAGCAGCTCGCTGGCAACTACGCTGTTGCCCGCCGTACCACCGATCCTCAGACCGTGTACGTGAAGAGCGCTCTGAACCGCGATGATATTGTTGACATCACCGATTTCGATTATGTTGCTTACCAGTACAACATCGATAAGCTCGAGCTGAATGAGGAGCTGGCTACCGCCATGCTTCTTGGCGACGGTCGTGCTGACGATGCCGAAGGCAAAATTGAGACCTCTCACATTCGTCCTGTTTGGGGCGATGATGAGCTCTTCACCATTTACAAGGAGATCGATCTGAACTCCGAGATGAATGGCACCGACACCCAGGCGAATTTTGGCGAGAATTATATTCTGTCCGAGGCTGCTATCGCGGCTCTGCTGGATGCCAAGATTGAGTTCCGTGGCACTGGCTCCGCCGATATGTTCTGCACTCAGCAGTTCATCAACAAGATGCTGCTGGCTAAGGATATGAATGGCCGTCGTATTTATCGTGATAAGTCCGAGCTGGCTACCGCTCTTGGTGTTTCCGGTATTTACCCCGTCTCCAAGATGGCCGGCAAGACTCGTGTGAAGGGCACTGGCGCTTCCGCTAAGACCATGCAGCTTGACGCCGTGATCATCAACTGGGCCGATTATTCCATGGGCTCCACCAAGGGTGGTCAGATCACTCACTTCAACCAGTTCGATATCGACTTCAACCAGGAGAAGAGCCTGCTTGAGACCCGCGTCTCTGGCGCCAATACTCGTATTTACTCCGCTATCGTTCTGGAAGAGGACGTCACTGACGACGGCGAGTAATTAGGGTGCAACGATGGCGAATAAGTTTTATGGGCCTATCGGCTATGCTATAAGTTCTGAAACGGCGCCTGGCGTGTGGACAGATACAATTGTCGAGCGCAATTATTATGGCGATGTTCTGAAAAATTATGAGCGTCAGACTTCTGGGCATAGTATAAATGACGACGTTGAAGTCAATAATAGACTGTCCATTGTATCTGACCCGTTTGCCATCGCACATTTTCATACAATTAAATATGTGAAATGGCTTGGGGCTGCCTGGAAGATTACATCTGCCGAGGTTCAGTACCCTAGGCTTATTTTGACGATCGGGGGCGTTTACAATGGCGAGACGGCTGCAACTGCATGAAAAGCTTTGCGAGATTCTCGGAACTAGAAATGTTTATTTCCAGCCCCCGTCGTCCGTAAAGTTACAATACGACTGTATTATTTACAAAATTTCTTCGAGAAATGATATTCGAGCGGATGATAGACAATACAGAAATCTTATTCGTTACGAAGTAACTGTCATATATCGTGATCCAGATTCAGAGATTCCTGAAATATTACTCAATTCTTTTTCGAGAATTTCAAGCGATCGGCATTTTACGGTCGATAATCTGCATCATGATATTTTTACTTTATACTATTAATTGGAGGAAACTATAATGAGTACGCTTACCTGGGATGCCGTTGGCGAACGCTACTATGAGACTGGTGTAAAGAAGGGCGTTCTTTATCCCTATAGCAACAATGCTTATGGTAATGGCGTGGCTTGGAATGGCCTGACCGCCGTTACCGCTTCCCCTGAGGGTGCCGAGGCTACTGACCTGTATGCCGATGATATTAAGTACATCACCCTCCGTTCTGCCGAGAACTTTAAGGCCACTATCGAGGCTTTCACCTATCCCGATGAATGGGCCGAGTGTGACGGTTCCGCTGTGGTCGCCGATGGTGTTAAGATCGGCCAGCAGCCCCGCAAGTCTTTTGGTTTCAGCTGGGTCACTACCAAAGGCAATGATACCCTGCTGGATACCTATGGCGAGATCATCCACATTGTTTGGGGCGCTTCCGCGGCTCCTTCTGAGAAGGCTTATCAGACCATTAATGATTCTCCTGAGGCTATTACCTTTAGCTGGGAGATTAGCACCACTCCGGTGCCTGTGACTGACTACAAGCCCACCGCATACATGGAGATCGATTCTACCAAATGCCCTAAGGCCAAGTATGATGCCATTAAGGCCAAGCTGTACGGCGGCGAGAACACCGAGCCTACTCTGCCCAATCCCGACTGGATCATCACTACGGTGAACGCTACCTGATCGGCAGAATAGCCCGCAAACATCTTTGGCGCAGAGTCCATAAAAGGCTCTGCGCCTTTTT